ATTCAAATTTAGAATTAGCAAAAATTAAATCAGATGTTTCTGATATTAAATCTGCTATGAGTGAAATTATGCAGATTGTTGCTGAAAAGGATACAGTAAACAAAGATATACAGAATGCTGATATAGAAGCAAGATTTAAAGAGATTGAAAAGATTGTATTGCCTTTTTTATATAATCTTTCAAAGTCCAATGAACCTTATATACATTGGCCAAATAGAGGACCAATTATTAAGGCACAGATGGACAAATTGTTAAAACTAACTAGGGGGTAAATATGTTAGAAGTTAAGGCTCATCATAAAGAACTAAAAAGAGCAGTAAATGAAGTTGAAGAAAAAAGAAAAACCGACCGAACAAGTCAAAGTTGGTTCGAAATTAGAACCCTTAAAAAAGTTAAACTAAAAGCAAAGGAAAAACTAAATGCAACTAAGCAAAAACTTTTCGCTTAAAGAACTTACTGCTTCACAAACAGCAGATAGACATGGTATTAGTAATAATCCAAGCGAAGATCATATGGATAATTTAAAAAAACTATGTGATAATGTCCTACAAAAAGTAAGGGACCATTATGGCAAAGTAGTATCTGTATCATCAGGATATAGAAGTCCTGAACTATGTTTAAAAATAGGTTCAAGTGCGAAATCACAGCACGCAAAGGGCCAAGCCGCTGACTTTGAAATCTTTGGTGTGGCCAATGCTGAACTAGCAAAATATATTATTGATAACCTAGATTTTGATCAGCTAATATTAGAGTTTCATAATCCAGAGGAACCTAATAGTGGTTGGATTCATTGTTCGTATAAGAATGCTGAAGACAACAGAAAACAAGTATTAAGAGCGTATAGAAATGATGATGGTAAGACGGTATATGAACCGTACGATCCCAGCTGAGCGTTTGAACGTCTTAATGATGACAAAAAAATAGAGCAAAACAAGATTATTGACTTGTATATGCAAAAAGGTATATAGTGAGAAATACTTTATTATTAATGATTGACTTTCAAGGCCAACCTGGTTTGCAAGATCAAAATTATATGAACAGCAGATATATTGCTTTATTGGACATTTTAAATAGAAGAAACATTGATAGAGAAAAGTGTATAATTGTTTATTTCGGTACAAAACTAGAAGATAAACAATTGATGTCAATGATTGAGTTTTCTAGGCTAGAAAAATGGCAATCATTCGATATTACAATTGAAACCAACGACGCTTATGATAATATAACAATTGATGAATTTTGTAAAATAATCAAAAAATATACTACATTTGAAATAGCACCTCATATAACAAATATCATAGTTGGTGGAACAGAAACATCAGGATGTGTATTTGATAATAAAAACGTAGGAGCCTTTCATTGGGCTTTAAGAGGTTATGATACATCAATATATTTACCATTGTGTTGTGATTTTTCATCATATGGTCTTACTTGGCTAGATAAACAAAAGGCAGGACTTAGTATAATATTTCAAACTATAAAAAATTCTGAAATGAGAAATACAATAATTAAAAATTTATCACTCACCTCAACTTTTGATGAACTAGGTAGAAAATTACCTTGGACCGACACTAAAATAACAGCATTGTAGCTTGACAATCTTGTAAATTGTGATATAATGAGTATATAATATTAAGTAATAGGAAGGTATATTATGGCGTTTAATTATGTAAAACTGAATGAAGAAAAACTACCTAGAAGTTTAGGTGTGAAAGGCAAGAGCCAAGATGGTATAAGATATTATACTATTGATGGCGTTAATATGCCTTCCGTTACCTCAATACTAGGACAGATACCTGAAAAACAAGTAGGTATACAGGCATGGAGAAATGCAGTTGGTGAAAAAATGGCTAACTATATTTCTACATCTGCTATCAATAGAGGTAAAGCAACCCATACATTAATAGAAAATCATTTAAAAAATGAAGATGACAAGTCGGCAGGTATAACTGCTGTTACACCTTTAGGTTTGTTTAGAATTATGAAACCTTATCTTGCTAGGCTCGATAACATACATTGTATAGAAGAATATTTGTATTCAAAAGAGATAAGTGTTGCAGGTCAAGTTGATTGTATTGCTGAATATAAAGGTAAACTATCTGTAGTTGATTTTAAAACCTCAACAAAAAGACGTGACGAAGATTATAATTATGCTAATTTTTTACAATGTTCAGCATATGCAAAAATGTTTGAAGAAATTTATCCTGACAAAAAAATAGAACAAACAGTAATTTTAGCTGCATGTGAAGATGGTTTTGTACAAGAATGGATACACGGTGAAGACAAGATAAAACAACACCAAGAGTTATTTTATAAACACACTAAAGACTTTTTTGACAGAAATAATATAAATAGTTAATAAAGAGTCAATAGTCGAATTAATTAAAAAGGTGATTTAGTATATCCTACTTGCGACCATAACAGCTAAAGGGAAATATGAAAAAGATTTTAATAGTTTTAAGTATATTATTTGCAACTGTAGTTTATGCCGAGCATGAAGAATTTAGTAATGAAGTTTATATGCAACAGGTACCTGCTTTATGTGGTACAGTAAATGCTATACAAACTTATGTCGATCACTATAAATTTAAACCATATCACTTAACACTAGGTAGAACAGGTATGGTAGAAGATGGTGAACCAGTTTATATGATAACTTATATGGTAAATGAAGATAATACACAATCAATTGCTGTATTAGATATACCAAGTGGACTTGAAAGATGTATTTTATTTCATACATTTGATTTAGTAGTGCCACAAATGAATTAAACGTTGAAGGTAAGAGAATGCCTGGAGAAGACGTGGCTGCAATGCCACCCACTCCACCATTTAAACAATGAAATTTAAGGGGTGGAACTAGGATCGATTCACAGTTAAAACTTACTGGAGTTTAATCGTTGACAACGTAAAGTCATCTTATAAATGCTAACAATTTAGCGATGGCAGCTTAATACTGCTAAACGGTTTGCCTGTACCGAGTAACAGAAACAGGCTTGACAAAATCATTCACAAATGATATAATAAATGTATGAATTTAATGAATAGTAAAAAGTTTGGTTTAATCATAGAAGATATGGTTAAGAAACAAAGAATACCTTATATGGATGCAGTTATCAAATACTGTGAAGATAATGATATTGACTTATCATCTGTAGGTCCACTTATAAACAAATCACTTAAAGAAAAAATAAAAGAAGAGGCACAAAAACTGAACATGGTTGAAAAATCAAGTACCGCAGTTTTACCTATATGAAGAAAAAGATATTATTAGTTAGTGGCGATAGTTATACAGAAAAAGACTATATATCTTTACAAAATCCTAAATTAGATTGCGATTGGCCCAAGTGGCCTGAAATACTTGCTAAAAAATTAGATATGGATTGTGTCAATTTAGCTATGAGCGGTGCAGGACAAGAATACATTTATAGTACAATAATTGATAAACTTCAGACAATTGAATCTTCAGATATAGGATTATGTATAGCAGCTTGGTCAACTGCTAACAGACGTGATTATGTAAGTAATAGAATATGGAGAACTCATATATATGGTGAAAATGAAAGACCAGCTTTATTTTTTAAAGAATATATAACAGATTTAATTGATAGATCGATAAGATATTTTTATACTTTTCAAAATATATGTGAATATTTAAAAATACCTTATAAACAATTTAGTATGTTACCTTTATTTCATGCTTATTATTGGCAAGAACTTATGAGGAGAAGAATAGAGGACTATCCTGATGATCCTGATAAACAAATACCTATAATGAATAAAAGACAACATTTAACAAATGATGAAAAAACATGGTTAAGTGAACGTGAAATAAAATGTACCAATCATATAATGAAAAGTCCATACTACAATATGATAAATCATAACTTTATAGGTTGGCCCACAGCTCAACGATTGAATGGCTATAATATGTCAAACAAAGTGTTATTTGACGAACATAGAATATCAGAATTAGATACACACCCTAACGCAAAAGGACAAGAAGCATTAGCAAAATTTATATATGAACAGTTATGAAGCTTATACATTATACTTGGCAATTAAACTACACTTTACTTCCGATAGTTATGATTTTTATAAACACAATGCTAAAGTTAACTCAACATTTAATACATTTTTAAAACGTAATGATAGATTTTTTTTTCATAAACTCACAACTAAATATAGTAAGGAAGAAATGTTAGATTATTTTGTATGTAATTTCTTTCACAATTCAAAAACTTGGATAGGGAATTTAGTTAGAGCAGATGGAGAAACAAATTATACAAAGTGGAAGAAGTTTAATCAAGCATTTACGTATAATTTTAGAAATGATTGCTTATTGGTCCGTAATATCATTGATGGTGATAGGATTTCTTTTGATGATGTGTTTCGTGTATCTAATGGCCAACATCCAAGATTGCTACGGTTACTTCTTTC